GGGGAAAGATGAACATAAACGGTCTGGAAGCAGATGAATTTGCAAAATTAGCTAGACTTTTCGGTGAAATTAGAGGGTTTATTGAAAAACCTTCTACGACGATTAACGCAAATAGCCAGACGTTGCTTCAACCTGTCATGGTTGTGACAGACAAAGGCACTGACGATGAATGGGAAGAAAAGCTCTTGAAACAACAAGGAAAGCTTCTTGAAGCGTCAACAGGCTCCTGAACCTCATGTGATTTGGGAGCCTATTCCAGGTTCTTCCCAAGAGCTTGCAATTGACACTCGATGTCAGCATACGCTGTACCACGGAACCCGAGGTCCAGGAAAGACAATTACGCAGCTAATGCGTTACAGGCGTAGAGTTGGTCTTGGATACGGCACTTACTGGAGAGGTGTAATATTCGATTGTGAGTTTAAAAATCTTTCTGACTTGGTTGCACAATCCAAACGATTTTTCTTGCAATTCGACGATGGTGCTAAATTTCACGAATCTGCTTCCGATTTTAAATGGGTTTGGCCTACAGGCGAGGAACTTCTATTCAGGCATGTTAAAAAGCTTTCGGATTACGACGGTTTTCATGGACATGAGTACCCATTTATAGGTTGGAATGAGTTGACCAAGCATCCGACAGGAGAGTTGTACGACAAGATGATGTCAACAAATCGTTCGTCTTTTTTACCTGAAAAACACACTCCAAAGGGTCGAGAAGGGAAGTACGGAACTCCAGATCAAAAGCCTTTACCTGAAATTCCATTGGAGGTTTTCAGCACAACAAACCCTTCTGGAGCAGGTCACAACTGGGTAAAACGTCGATTTATAGATGTTGCTAAAAACGGAGAAGTCGTCAAGACTGAAGTTGAAGTGTTTAACCCACGAACCCAAAGAGATCAAATAATCATTAAGAAGCAAGTTGCTATTTTCGGTTCCTACAGGGAGAACATTTACTTAGCACCTGAGTACATTGCTGAACTTGACCAGTTGACCGATGCAGATTACAACCTGAAACGAGCGTGGTTGTATGGGGATTGGGACGTTACGGCAGGAGGGGCTTTGGATGACCTTTGGGACAGTAGTGTCCATATCGTACCGAATTTTAAAGTCCCTCCTGGATGGTACATCGACAGGGCGTTTGACTGGGGCTCGACTCACCCTTTTAGTGTGGGGTGGTGGGCAGAAACGAACGGAGAGGAGGTGACTTTGCCAAATGGAGACAAGTTTAGTCCTCCAAGAGGCTCCCTTGTTAAAATAGCAGAGTGGTACGGAACTAAAGAAATCGGAACCAACAAAGGCTTGCGGATGAGCGCAGGTGATATTGCATGTGGGATAAAAGAACGTGAGAAGACTTGGATGCAAAACAATACGTTCCATTCTCAACCCAGACCTGGACCTGCCGATAATCAAATTTCAAATATCAGAGAAATTGACGTTGACACAATTGAGAAAAAGATGTCCGACGAAGGAATTCGGTGGACTCAGAGTAATAAAAGTCCTGGATCAAGGAAGCACGGTCTTGAGTTGATGAGGGAAAGGTTGCTTGCTGCGACAAGAGGTGAAGGTGCAGGTTTGTATTTCATGCAAGCTTGTTCTGCGTCTTTGGACACCTTGCCGTCTTTGCCAAGAGGCGAAAAAGACCCTGATGACGTAGACACAAATGCAGAAGATCATTGCTATGACGAAGCTAGATATAGAGTATTGGAGGGAAGCAATAGAATGGCTAAGAAACTCAAGTTTAAATTCGCAACCTAAGTCTGTAATATGCCCAACGTAAAATACATTTGTAGCGCAGTTCAGCCATATCTGGAAATCTATCGTCAGATTAAAGATTGCATTGATGGTGAGCATAGAATCAAGAAATCAGGCGACACTTACTTGCCAAGACCTAACGCAACTGATGACAGTGCGGAGAACGAAGATCGGTATAAAGCTTACAAACAAAGGGCAGTTTTTTACAACGTAACTGGACGAACCCTTGCAGGTTTAACAGGCCAAATTTACAAAAGAGAGCCTGTAATTCAGGTTCCTGAGACAATGCAAGCTATTGTCGAAAATGCAGATGGTGCAGGAATTAACTTGGTTCAATTGTCTAAAAAATCTTCTGCTTATACTTTAGGGTTCGGTCGAAGTGGTATTTTTATAGATTACCCTGCGACAGAAGGTTCTGTTTCAAGAGCTGAGTTAGAAGAGGGTGATATAAGGCCGACGATCAACGTCTACGCCCCTTACGATATTGTTAATTGGAGAACTACCGTTAGAGGGGCTAAAGAAATCCTTTCTTTGGTTGTTCTGAAAGAAAAAGAACAGTATTGTGAAGACGGCTTTGAGTCTAAAACCCGAGATCGTTATAGGGTTTTGCGACTAGGGACTGTTGAAGACGCCCAAAACGGTACAGAAGCCAATGGTACTTACAACGTGGAGCTTTGGAGCGATATTGGAGGCGAAATGTCAGTCAACCAAACCCACACTCCAACCGATGCAGAAGGGAACCCTCTTCGAGAAATTCCTTTTATATTCATTGGTTCTGAGAACAACGACCATGAGATTGACAAAGCCCCTTTGTATGACCTTTCTGTTTTAAATATTGCCCATTATCGCAATTCTGCTGACTACGAAGAAAGCAGTTTCATGGTAGGCCAACCTACTCCATTCTTCTCAGGACTTACAGAAAACTGGGTTGAAAATGTAATGAATGGGCAAATCCAGTTAGGCTCAAGGGCAGCAGTTCCTTTGCCTGAGAACGGAACAGCAGGTCTTTTACAGGCCAATCCAAACATCATGCCTAAAGAGGCAATGGACCACAAAGAAAAGCAAATGGTCGCATTGGGTGCAAAATTAGTAGAAGAACGAGAGATTAGAAGAACAGCAACTGAAAGCATGATTGATAACGCTTCAGAGACTTCGATTTTGACATCTTCTGCGAAAAATGTTTCAGAAGCCTACACAAGGGCTTTGACAACTTGCCAACAGTTCATGGTAGGGGTGGAAGGTGAAGTTGAGTTCGAGCTTAACACTGAGTTTGAAATATCGTCAATGAGTTATCAAGATCGCCTTCAGATGATGCAAGAGTGGCAAGGAGGAGCGTTGTCCTTCCAAGAAGTCAGACATGTGCTGAAGAAAGTAGGTGTCGCTACAATGGACGATGACGCTGCAAAACTTGAGATTGACAAGGAACTTGAAGTTCGCAAGAAGCAAATGCTTGAAAGCAAACCTGCTGAAAATGAAAACAAACCTGACCCAAAAGACGAAAAATCTTAATTTTTACGAGTAACAAAGGAGAAATTGTATGCTCAAGCTTAAAATAAAAAAAGAACTTTACGACGCTTTGCCTGATGAGGTGAAGAAATTGTACAAGGAAAACGGAGACGAGTTCAACTTGGACGTTGAAGGAGTCGAAGACACAGGTGCTTTAAAAAGGGCTAAAGACAGAGAAGTTGTCGAGAAAAAAGAAGCTCTCGGTAAGTTGAAAGCTGCTGAAGACAAACTAGCAGAGTTCAACAACAATAACGCTCGAAAAGAAGGCGATATTGAGACTTTAGAAAAAGCATGGCAAAAGAAACATGAAGAGCAAAAAGGACAGTTTGATACAGAACTGTCTAAGAAAGACAACTACATTCAAAAGATGCTAGTGGACAATCAAGCAAGCGAAATTGCAAGCAAGATTTCAACAAGCCCTTCATTGATAATGCCTCACATCAAAGCCAGATTGTCAGCAGACTTGACTGGAGAAAACCCATTAACCAAGGTTTTAGACGCAGAAGGTAAGGTTTCTGCGATGACTTTGGAAGAGCTTTCCAAAGAGTTCGTTGACAACAAAGAATTTGCACCCATAATTGTGGGCAACAAGGCTTCTGGAAGCGGTGCTTCTGGAACCAAGACGGTGACAACTCCAAGCAGTGCTGTTGGTGAGCCAAAGAAACTTTCCGAGCTTAGTCCGAAAGAACTAGCCGCTCACATCACATCAAACAATACTGAGGAATAGCTTATGGCACTCACTGACTTACAGGTATTCAGTCAATACCTTTACTCTTCTATGACTGAGGTTCTCAAGCAGCAAATTGATTTGTTCAATGCTGCTTCAAGAGGCACAATTGTCCTTCGATCTGCTGCTCACCAAGGTGACTTCAGCGACATGGCTTTTTTCAAGAAGCTAACTGGTCTGGTTAAAAGACGAGACGCTTACGGTTCAGGCGCTGTTTCCGAAATCACAATGGAACACTTGCTTGACACAAGCGTTAAAATTGCAGCAGGAACTCCTCCTGTTCGCCTTGACCCTGGTCAATACAAATGGATTCAACGTGCCCCTGAAGAAGCTGCTGCTGCAATGGGCCAACAACTTGCCGTTGACGCTCTTGCTGACATGCTTAACACTGCAATTTCAGGTGTTCGAGCTGCACTGACTCAAGAAGGTGCTGCCGTCGTTCATGATGGTTCAGCAGGAACTTTGACTCCATCTACTTTGAACAACGCTGCTCGCTTGAGAGGTGATCGTTCAAATGAGATCGTTTCATGGATTGTTCACTCAAAAGCAATGCACGACTTCTACGGAGACAACCTTGCCAACGTCGAACGTCTGTTCAATTACGGAAGCGTCAACGTCGTTGCCGATCCTTTTGGACGTGTCTTCGTCGTAACTGACTCTCCTTCGTTGTTCAACGCTACTCCTACCCCAGACCAATACCTTACTCTAGGTTTGGCTCCTGAAGCTGTTATCGTTGGTCAAAACAATGATTTTGACGACAACTTTGAAAAGAAAAATGGTGACGAAAACATCATTAGCACTTATCAAGCTGAATGGAGTTTCAACCTTGGAATCAAAGGCTTTGCTTGGGATAAAACCAATGGCGGCAAATCTCCAAATGACGCAGCTTTAGCTCTTGGAACCAACTGGGATAAATACTCAACCGACATCAAAGATCTTGCCGGTGTAATGACAAACACTCAGTGATCTAACAAGTAGCCTCGTTGTCAGGGTTTTGCTCCTTTGTTCCTGGTAACGAGGCTTCTTTTTCAAAGGAGTTTGCGGAGTCTTCATGTTAAAATCACCAATCATTCTGTTTTTCGTAAACGACTGTGTTCCAAGCGAACAACAAATTCTTGAGTCTCAAGGTTATGGAACTAGAGTTTCTTTCAGAAACGCTTTGTTCGTTCCTGCTCCTGTTTTCAAGAAAGGGAAGGATGGCGAGGAATTAGCAAATGCTAATTTCTTGGAGAAATGCGACGGTGTTGCAGGTGATGTTCCTGCTTTGTACAAAGACTACCCTATTGCAGAAGATGTAATTGATAAGTTTGAAGCAGAGCGTAAAAAGCTGTTGGCTGCCGCTAAAGCCCATGGGAAGAAAAAGACTACTGCTAAAAAAGCAAAAGTCGAACCAAAAGTCGAGGCGAAACCTGCCGAAGCAAAACCTGCTGATTGGAAACCAAACAGTTGAGGTGATGCGTGGCACGAATCGTTGAAGATGGGTCTATTGTAGCAGGGGCGAACTCTTATGTGAGTGTCGCCTCTGCTAGGGCTTATGCAACCGAGCGAGGGTTAAGCCTTAGCGTTGATGATTCGGTGGTGGAGGCTCAACTTGTAATTGCAATGGACTATTTAGAGTCTTTGCGAGACAAGTACCAAGGATCTAAAACCGACATTACAACTCCTCAAGCGTTGCAATGGCCGAGGCAGGATGTTACGCTTGACGGTGAGGACTTCGATGAGAATTCAATTCCTGTAGAGCTGACAAACGCCCAATGCCGCCTTGCCGTGGAACAAGAGAGTGGTATTGAACTAATGCCTACCCAGGACGGAAAGTTCATAATAAAAGACAAAACCGGACCTCTTGAAACAACATATTCAGACAAAATAGTACCTTCGTCAATCCCTTCAATCACAAGCGTTGAAGTGCTACTGAAACCGCTTTTAGCCTACAGGTTCAGGCATTCCACGTTAAGAACTGTAAGGGTTTAGTGTGGGCATTGATGAAGAAGATTCTACAATTTTGGAGATTGAAAGTTTGAGTGATGGTAAGAGTCGTCGAGCAGATGACAAAATACCCTCTGCTTATAAGCTTTGGATGCAACAGGCTTTAGACCAAATGCGTCCTTCTCCTCAAATGATTGACGAGATTAAGAAAGCAATTGGCGAAGCAAACGAAGTCTTAATTCATAAAATTAACAATAATGTTATGAAAGCAGTAGGTGAAGTTCAAATTGATTTAGCCAACTATAAAACTGAACAGGCAACTCACCATTCAAAAGAGTCAGAAAGAATAGCAACTTTAGAATCTCAAAGCAAAACTTTAAAATGGGTTGTTGGGGTTAGCGCAGTTATTCTGTGTGGGTGTTTCACTCTTGTGTCGATATTTGCTACATGAAGTTCACTTTGTTATTGTTGCTTCTTGTCGGGTGCGGTTCCTTCAGCGATGTAAAGGAAAGTATCAAGACAACGGAGACGTTAGACGCAAGCCTACAGACTAGCGACAAAGGCACGAATTCTTACAGTGGCGACCCTTTAGACCAAGTTCACGTTGTAGCTTCAGGGAACTCAAGCGTTTTGCTTACCATAGGTGACAAAGGGCATGTTGAAAAAGGGGAAAAACGAGACACTGCAACTGAGGAAGAAATTGAAGCTTCTTTTAGTGTCGATTATTACATCCGCAGCATACCTACGACAGGATGGGCTTTGCTTGTCTTGACTTTATGCCTTCTTTTGGCAGGTGTTTGGTGGTTCTTAAAAACAACAATGATCGGAAAGGCAATGGATGCTTCAGTTGCGAAAGGTCTTGAGTTGATAGGGGAAAATATTGACCTTGTTAGAGATAAGCTTTCAGACGCAACGAAAGGAACAGAAATCCACAGCGAGCTTCAAGTCGAATTAGCTAGACTTATGAAGCAACAAGGTGATTTTAAACACCAGGCAAAGAGACGAAGGTAATGGCTTTAACAGTATCTCCCAAATACCAACAGGCACTTGCTCTGTTCATTGAAGATGCTTATCCAAACTTGACTGTGGATGTTGTGTAATGAGTTTCGCATATTCAGGTGGCGTAATTACTCAGACAGGGACAGACACAGACTTGTCTGGGTTAAGTGGTATTTCGGGTGTAACAACTAGAGTAAATGCTGGAGACCCGAAAATTCAGTACATAATTGATACAGGGTATCGTTTAGTCGTAGATGGAACTCTATCGTGGAGTAATAGAACAGAAGAGTTAATTATTACATCTGCTACTCCAGCCCTTACTTCGGGCGGTATGATGAGAGTAAATGGAACCGTTACGATAGGTACTTTTGCAGTTATCGGAAACAATGGAAACAACGGATTTTATCGGGCAGAAGGGCTTAGAATTGCACTGTCTACAAGTGCAGGGTTTCCCTATGCTGTAGATGACGTAGCTCTCTTTGTATCAAGCACAGGAACATTTAACGCTTACGGCTCAGGCTTATTTTTAGGTAATGGTGTTACCCTCGAAGCAGGAGCAAGTGGAATTATAAAGGGTTGCTTTATTGATGCTACTTCAAACCAAAGATTCAAAATGTATTCTAGCACTTTCTCAGTAGACGATTCTGATTGGTCTGTACTTTCTCCTTTTATCTTTAATCCTCCTGCATCATTCAAGGGAAATACTTTGAATGATATGGAGATCACTGGCTACGGTACTCTTGATTTGACGAACCTAGTTACTCTTGAAGATTTTAACAATACTTATTCTTCTGCAAGAGAAATAAAAATGATTGACCAATTTAGGCTTGAACTACTTAACGCTAATGTAGGTGCTAATGTACAATTGCAGGGTTGGGGAACAACTCTTGGGGGTTCAAGAAACGAATATTACGCAGAGATAACAAAACAAATTGACTTTAAAGCAATTAACGACACAGGTGCTAATGTAGAAGATGTTAAATTGTATGCCAAGGATACTGATAATGGTGCAAGAACAAATCTATACATAGACAATACAGCAGACAAGATTTATACAGCAACTTCCGATGTAAATGGGGATGTTGCAAGACAAAAAATAGTTCTATTTATTGCAGATAATACAGATTTAGCACAAGGTATTAATTACCCTTCAAATCCTGATTATAGAACGAAGGGGGATAACTTAAATACTTTTGATTTTAATTTTATGCAATATAATTATAACCTTGCGGGGCTACCGGATTACGATGTATCACAAAATGGAGTCGCAAGTACAACTGTAGGGTTTTTACCAGACGCCTTGATAACGCAAGCAACCAAAGCTACTGTCGAAGCTTACACAACTATTGATGATGCTTTGGAGTTATATGATAGAGCAAAATCTTATCTCTATGATAATTTTGTTGGTGAGTCTGTAACTATTATCGGTAGAGCGGGTTCTCAAGCAGTTTTAGTAGATGTAGACTTAGTACTTGATGCCACAGCAGTAAGTGCTTTTGCTTTCGATGGCTCAACTATCACTGCTAAGAGCAGCACGTTCACAGGTGGAGCTACTGCTACTACTGGTGGAGTAACAACACAAAATGGAACATTACTTGATGGAGGTACTTTTGATTGTGATATTAGTTATGATTCAGGTGCAGGAACAACTATTAAAGATGTCACTTGTACAGGTACAGTTGATTTTACTACAGCTGGAACTTATAACCTCGTAGGAACTAATATTGATACTGTTACAAATTCATCAGGTGGGGCAGTCACATTAGAACTTGATGTTAATTCAACTGTAACAACAAACACAGGGCCAAACATCACAATCAACGCACCTACAGGGAGTATTCAATTTACTAATTTAGTTGCGGGTTCTCAAGTAGTAGTGTTTCAAACTGGAACTCAAACAGAATCATTCAGAACTAACTCTTCTGGAACAAGTGAAAATGTAACTCCACTGACTACGGGAACATATGATTACACAGTAATGAAAGCGGGGTATTTGCCAATTAGAGTTGTTGGAGTAGTCATTACTTCATTGCCAGTGCCCGCAAGCATATCACAAGCAGAGGACAGGGCATACGTTGCCTCCAGTGGATTAACTTATGGAACTACTGCTACATTAGTAGGAACAGACTTCGCAGTAACTACAGCAACCACAGTACAGAACTGGTACTCTGCTTGGATTGAATTCTGGATTGCTGAAAGTGCTTTAACTAATAAGGCATTCCCACTATCGCCATTTGGTTCTGCTTCATTCTCACTTAATATTGACCATGAGTTCACAGCAGGAAGTATTCAGTATCTATCAAGGGATGGATTCAGATATGTAAGCACTGGTGAGGTCGTGACAGCAAGCTTCTGTGCAATACTATCTCAGGGCGTAGTTGCAGGATCACAAGTTAAATATTACTTTGATGCTGGTTCTGTTCAGAAAGCTCAAGCAACAGGAAACATGGATGAAGTACTACAATACTTTGGAGATGCTACACATGGTAACTTTGATTACTCTACTATCCTTGATGTAAAAGTTCAAACTAATGGGTACAGACAAGCTGAAACTTCAGTAACAACTACCTATGGAACACTTGAAGAAACGCTTTATGTAATCTCACTACCACAACTTGCTATTGATGGGTTGACATTAGGTGATCCTGGAATCACTGGTGTTTCTTTAACCGATGATAGTGCATCTCCTATCTCATGGGATGCTGGTGATGGCTTGAAAGATTACTCAATAACACTTACAGATACAAACAGCAATACAGGTGAAGACATCCTAAGATGGTTGAATTATAACCTTTCATTAGATGCTACCTTCCAAGGCAAAGATCCTTTCTTCTGGCCTGAGATCGTACTAGATAATGGCCCAGCTTATGAAACTCTGTTAGGTGAAATACATGATCCAGGTGGTGATGTAGATGCTGGTGCTAGGGTAATAGACGGAAGCTCAGACCCACACGCTGATTTTACACGTTTCCAGTCCGATGATGGCTCATATGGCACATCACCTGTATTAGCAACAGCAAGTATTACAAATCTGGTAGCTAATTCACGCATCCAAATTTATAATGTCACGACTGCTACTGAAATTGTAAATGCTATTAATGCAGGTACATCTTATAGTTTACAATATACTGATGGGGTTGGTTATTCTGATGGCGATAGTGTTCGAGTCCGTATAACTTATGTAAGCGGAGTCACAGCAAAAGTAGAATTTACGCAATCCACTGTTGCAACAACAAACGGATGGTCAATAGCCGCAGATCAAGTTGACTGCCAAGTATATAACACTCTGGCAATAGATGGGTCTACAATAGTGGACTTCACTGCTGATTATATTGCTGATGAGGTGGATGTTGTTGTCTCTGGTGCATTCAGAGCTGACGAATGGTTTGCTTGGTGGAAATATACTCTATACACTGAAGCGGGTATAAGAGAGTTCTTTGGTGGCGTTTCAGCAATCGACATTGCTAACTTCAAAATTAATAATGATACAATTGATATTAAGTTTGATAATGCAACAACAGCAGAGGCTTTCCAAAACGATAACAGGAGAGTCTACCGTAATGATGGACTGCGACCAGTAAAGAACCCAACAACATCTGGATTTGGCGTGGACATAGAATGGAGAGAGCCTGTGTTAATTGCAGAAACAGGTGTTAGTGGACTGACTCCAGCGGAGAGTATCAAACTTTTGAGTCTCGATACAACAAACTTAGACGTTGCCATCTCTACTCGCTCAGACTTTGACTCTACAACGGACGAGGTGATAACTGATTCTGCGTCAAGGACAGCAAGCCAAGCAGATGTTTCTGGACTGTCCACATTCGATGCTTCGACTGATGAAGTTGACTTGAAGAACAATGCCATCACCTCTAACAAGGTAGCCAATAATGCGTTTAACAATTCTGCATTCACAACTGGATTCTTTAATGCGATCAATGGCGAAGTCGATACTGCTCTTGGGGATTACGATGCTCCAACTAAAGCTGAGATGGACTCAGCGTTTGCTTCGCTTAACGACCTAAGCACAGCAGACATCGATGCCAGACTAACTGCATATGGCTTGCCAACGCTCACAGAGATGACCTCAGCATTCACCGAGATCAAGGGAGCAGGATGGACCTCTACAGATACCCTAGAGAATATTAGTGATAATGCTTCTTCTCTTGATGAGGGTGAGTTACATACAGCACTGAACAACTATGCTAACAAGGATGACTATAAGGCAGACGTTAGTGGATTAGCAACACAAGTTAGTGTTTCTGGACTCAATGACCTAAGCACATCAGACATTGATGCTAGACTTGCTAATTACGATGGTCCTACTAATGCGGAGATGGTAGCAGAGTTCAATGACCTCAAGGGAGCAGGATGGACCTCTACAGATACCCTAGAGAACATCAAGGACTCAATTACTACTTCTACCCTCACTGCAACCGATGTGTGGACTTTTGGTGGTGCTAGAGGTCTTACAGAGGATGTTACTACCGATACCGATTCAAGGAACGCATCTAAAGCAGATGTTAGTATTTTAGATACACTATTGAAATATCACGATAACAACGTTAAATACTTTGATAGTGATGGAACAACTGAAGTATTACAATATCTTGCTTATAGAATGGTAGTATATGACGATGATGGAACAACACCTTTGAAAACTATTCTATTCAAGGACAGTAATGGTGACCCATCAACAATATCAAACTCTACTAGATACGAAAAACTATGATACTACCTGCATCACTGAATAATGCGTTATCTAATAGTCAGGAAAGTGTGTTGACACCTCTCGACCTTGAGAACATAAAGAACGCACTTTTGATTGGAGGTTTCGCATTAGAATCCTCTGTCCAGTCTATAATTACAGCATTACCTACCAACCCTGCTAGTAGGGAAGATGTGTATGGGTCACAGGTCGTATAAATAACAATTGAGGAGCAAATTATGGCAGTAGGTGAAGAAGTAGAAGATGGGTTGAAGAAGATTATTAAATCCCTTCCATCATCTTTAGAAAGTATAATCAAAGCATTCAAGGAGGGAGGTCCACTCTCTGCTGTTGGTGCGGCGGCAACCTCTGTGGGTTCCTCTATACTTGAACAAGAAGCATATCAAGACCAAAGGGATGCTATCAACGATGCCACTGCTAAGTATATGGCAGGTATTGAACAACTCATTGCTCTTGAGAATATCTTTGCTGATGAACAACTAACTAGACTACAAGATGCTTTTGGTCTTACAGAAGCACAGATACAAGAAAACCTACGAACTGATCCTCAATTCATCGTAGAAGCATACCAATATGTAGAAGACACTTTTGATCCTCAAATCACCGATAGATTCTCCGATTCAATCAACCAACTTTCAGAAGGTATGCGTAACCTCACAGAGGACCAACTAACTGCCTTTGAAGGTGCGATGACCGATGCCAATGGGTTACTAGAAGATTCCGATAGAAACCTTCACTTTGGTTACGATGAAGCAGGTAATCAACTTAGTGTTGCTAAAGGTGTTATAACTTCTGGTATTGGAGAAGCAAGCAACATCATAGGTGCTTTGGATAATTTTGGACAAGAAGAGATCCAAGGTGGAATGCGTGAAGCACTTGGGTTGGGACAAGATTATATTGACCAAGGACAAGCAGGTCTTGGAGCATTCTCTGATACAGCATTAAATCCTAACAGTGAACTATTCCAAAGAAACCTTGGATTAGCACAAGAATCATTGAACCAACAACTTGCTAGTAGAGGTTTACTTGATAGTGGAGCAGCGATTGAAGCACAATCCGAACTTATACAAGGCATGACTCTTGAAGAGATGCAGAGACAAACTGGTCTACAACAAACTCTAGCAGAGATGGGTCAAGGACAAATCTCCAATGCTCAACAACTTATTAGTTCAGACGCAACACAAAGAGTCCAACTAGCAAAAGACCTTGGTTTGGTTCAAGCAGACTATGTTATGAGTAGTGCTCAAGACTTGGCAGAGATTGACAAAGCATTAGCACAAAACATGATTCAAGAGGCAGTCCAAAAGGGTGAGTTGACTGCTCAACAAGCACAGAACATTATGCAGACAGGACAACTACAAGGTGGTGGTATTGCTGACTATATGAATACCCTATCACAAGTTCAAAGTTCTGCTTCTAGTCAAGTATTACAAAGTGACTTGTCACAAGAACAACAAATTGCAAGTGCGAGACAAGAGGCAGTAATGAAAGCAGTTGATAGGGGTATGTCTCTACAAGATGCTCTTACTCAGTTCCCACTTGAACAATTCCAACAAGAGTTTAATGTTGATAGAGGAAGACTTGATCAAATTAGTGACCTTGAAGTTGGACAAATGAATAGGGAACAAGAAGCACTAACAGCACTTGCTAATATTGAAGGTATGGACCAACTAGGTTTGGCAGAAGCACTCAGAACAATGGGTGGTGGTAAGAAAACTGGTGGTGGTTCTAGTGTTGAGAGTGGTGTTGATATTGATCTTAGTCAACTATTCAAAGACATAGGGGACTCTAACTTCGTCCAAACTCTTATGGGTGGTGGAGATTTTCGTTCAGCATTGGCAACATTACCTGCTATAGGGAATCTCTTTGACTATAACACTGATCCTAACTCTGGACCAACTCCTGATAATACAACAGTGAATCCTAACTCAGGCATAAACTTTGATGGTGGAAGGCAAGATACAACCTCAGACTTCTCTTGGATGAATGACATGTCAAATGACCCATTCTTCAATCAAGACCCAGTGAGCACTACACCTACTAATGATATGAATGGTTACGACCCTTCTTCTCAAGATATGCCAAGCATGACCCCTTCTCCTACAGATGATCATTACTTCGATCCTTCAAACTTAGATGTTGAGGTTATGAGGGGTAAAGCAGGGTTTGATGGTTCTGGTATGGTTAAAACTGATACTGGTTACATCACTCAAGAGAATTATGATAATCAAGTAAGTAATCCAAACTTTAGTGGATTGGTCATGGGACCACGACAAGGAGAAGAGGGTTATGTTGGCATGGAAACAATGTTTAATCAAACTCCAGAGGCACTGAGGGATAACGCACAGGTATCAGAAGACCAAAGAAAGCAAGACTACCAAGCACAACTACAATCGGAAATAGGTCGATACCAAAACCAACTCAACGAGAGTGTGAAGGGTGGTCAACGTCCAAACTATGCTCTTATGGCAGACGCAGAGATAGCAATACAACAACGTCAATATATGCTTGAGAATCCAAACGCAACAGAGATGCCTAATTTCTCATCTCAATACGCAGGTAATGTTCGTGGTGGTTATACCCCTCCATCATTTAATAATTACTATACCCCAAGTCAAGAATACACACAGACAATGCAGAACTATCAAACACATCTAGACTCACAACCTCCTCAAAGAGTTGGTGATTCAAGTTTCTTTGTAGATGGTAATGGTAAACTCGTTGATATGGGTGGAACCATGCAACATGGAGGTCAAGAGGTCACCGACCCTAAACAAAGGATGGCAATACTAGAGATGCAGTATTACAAGAACCAAAACCCAGATGCGAATTATACTAATTATTATTCCACTACCAATGGAGAACAAGTTCTAGATGGTGGTTGGGGTGATAGTGGACTTAGAGATGTTTATAATAATCTTGCTGATACAGGCATTGGTGACCAAGTGGGTGATGTTATGAATGGAGGAACTACAACTCCTACTACTACAACTCCTACTCCTAATGTCTATTTACCTACTACATTACCAGAGTATGACTTCATGGGTCAAGGACAAAGAAGTGTTGTATCTTCAGAGACACCATTTACTCAACCTTCTGGTTTCTCTAATTACTTAGAGACTAACCAAACTAATAGGGCAGACTCAAGAACAGCAGATATGGGACCAGATGCAGTAATACCAGAAGTTACTCCTACTAACCCTTATAATAATAACAACTATCAATCGTTTCGTCCACAGGGGTTTAGAACTCAGTATAAGTCTTCAAGACCATTCTCTAAGACTTTAGATAGTCTACCTACCAACACAGGTGGACAACGTAAGGTAGAACACCAACGTCCAGACTTTAACATCAAGCATTACTAGGAGAGAACATGGGAATGATACCAGAACTTAATTTGAACCAACCTCGTGGTTTGCGAGCAGGACTATTGCCTACATCTCAACCTCTAGAAATGGATCAGAACTTTCTTGATAATGAAAATAAGATACATGAGAGAAGTCAGAAACTTGAAAAGATTGCTAGGGACCAAGAGAATCTTGAGATCGAAAGACAACGAGAGGATGCTTTCAAAGCAGAAGAAGAGAAAAGACGAGTTGCTATTGAAGAGATCAAAAGCAGACAACTATTAAGAGAGAAGGAACTCAAGGACGAAGAGGCAAGGAGACAACAAGCACTTGACCTTGCTAAACAACAAAGAGAGATGTTGGAGAAGAAAGCAGACGATGATGAGACTAGAGTTTCCAATCGTCAAAAGAGGGTTGATACTGCTATGGATGACCGTCTTACATACATGGAGAAGTCAAGAGAGTTAGAGAAACCTGAGTTCTTAGTGAAGACATATAACCAAAGATACCGAGATCTGATTGAAGAAGGGGACTTATCTCCTCTTACATTGGATGAAGTATCATACAAAACAAAACCAGTGTCTACGTCCTTGGACCCCCGTGATCCTAAGTACAAGGCATCCACTGACCTAATCAAAGAGAATATTCAAGAGAATAGAAAACTAGCATCTACATTGAATGGTTTGAGAGGGGCAGTTGGACAAATCGACCAACTTCCAGAGGATGAGTTCAACAATTTAGCATCTTGGAAATCCGTATTGGGTAACACTATGTCAGCACTTGGCATTGATACCGCATTTGTCAGAGATGCACAATCATTGGAACAACTTCAAAAGTCACTTGAGAAACAAAACTTGGGTGTCCTTAAGACATTCCTAACAGGTGCTATCTCTAATGCTGAAGGTGAGAGAGTTGCTTCTGCTTTGGGTACTATCACCGATAGGAAAGCATCATTGATTGCTTCATATAAACTTATGATTGCTGAGAATGAGTTTAAGTATGAGAGTCGTTTGCTTGAGAATGCTATTCTTGATAAACAAGGTGGCAAAGACATGGCAAGAGTATCATCCGTTATTGCTAAGGTACAAGACTTCCCTAAAGTGGCAGTCAAGAAGAACCTTGCTACAGGAGCACACGAAGTTAAAACATTCTATGAGTTTTCTCAAGCAATCAAAAGAGATAGACCAGAAGTGTCTTACACTGACATTAGAGACTTATGGGAAAGGGAATACGCAAAGGTTTCTGGTAACAGAGTTCCTTTCCCTAAACTTGATGCAGAAACCGCAGAAGCAGTTAATGGAGTGTTCTACTAATGCCTACGAATGAAGAGTTGCTTGCCCATTATGACAAACATGGGTATGATGTTCCTTTCCCTTCTCAAGGGTCTGGTAACACACAATCATTGGAACAAGACCCACTCCTAGCACACTACGAGACACATGGGTATGATGTTCCATTTGACCAAGCACCACCTCTTCAAGCACCTGCTCCTTTGGACCTTCAACAACCACAAGGGATGATGAGTGCTATGGGTGGAGCACCTGCTCCTATGGTCCCACCTCAACCCCAACAACCACAATATAAGGACATTCGTGACCCATCTGCCCAACTATCGTCAGCATTACCAGAAGGTACATCACCATATGGTTTAGATGTAATGAAGACCGCTTTCATGGATATGTTCACAAACACCCCTCAAGGTCGTTTGGACAACCTAAAGGGTCTATTCAAGGATAACTTCTTAGGACAAGAGACAGACGACAATGGTAATGTATTAGTGAAGATACGAAAGGGAGATGAGACAGAGAAGTTTTACCTTGATGCTCCTAACGAAGACCTAATGGCAGTTGTTGCTGATTCCCCAGACTTTATCTTTGAAGCAATGAAGTTTTATTATGGTAGTAAAGGAATGGGTGCTATAGGGGGTAAAATGGGCATAGGACCATCACTATCAAAGATTGGGACTTCTATTAGGGAAGGACTCAAGGGTGGCATTGTAGAGGGTGCTACGACTGGTTTAACGACAGGTGATACTGGTGCCACATTACAAGACGCAGGAGTAGAAGCAGGAAGTAGTATCCTTATGGACACTGCTATTGGTGGATTAGGTCTAGTAGGCAAGACTGCTAGAAAGATTCCATTCGTAGGAGAGAAGATTTCCAATGCTCAAGGAGCAATGGGTAAATGGTTACTAGGTAGTATGGGTGGCAATAAACCATTGGGAGAAACACTAGGTGTAATGTCCGATACAAAATCAACTAGAGATAAACTAAGGAAGGCAATAGAACCAAGAAAGGATTCTAAGCAAAGGGTCAGTAACTTCGCAGAACAAATCATTCGTGACTCTGATGATATTCCATTAGACACTAGAAAAGAATTGTTGAGGGATATTAGAGGAACTAAGTCTGAATATATAGTAGGAACCTCAATGCTCCAACAGACTAATAAAGTGGTCAAAGGAATGAAGGACGAGGTATTGGAAGATATGAGAAGTATGGGGTTTGATGATAAGGTACTTCAAGATATGAAAGGTATGTCTGATATTTTATTCCTAGATCACGCACAGAGACATGGTTTCCTTCCCAAGAACTCTAAACTATCAGAGGATATATCGTTACTTAGGGGTTACTTAGACAATCCTGAGTTTGCTGAACTAAAACCTTCTGATATATTAGATGGTAGATGGAAGGATGCTAATGCTTGGTTCAAAGATAATGGTGTTTCTATTGACGAGAGGGATACCCACATCTATATACAAAGTCAACTAATGAAGAGGAACCCAAAGACCCTAAAGGAATATCTCGACACACAGAATGAGATAGCAGACGAATTAATAAAGAAGGTTCACAAATCAGGTATATCTGGTGATAGAGCACAGAAAGCACTGACTAATATAGGTAGAGCAAAGATAAACGTTGACTCTATTATGCCTAAAGATAGTGATGCTCTTAGACAAATTAAACAATTGTTTTCTGATAGTCCTATTGCTACTGGTCTTGCAGGTGGTCTTGCTTTTGGTGATGTAACTGGTGGTGTTGCTACTGGTGGGTTTGCTCTACTAATGAAGACTATGGCAAAAGAGAACCCTAAAGGTTTAGTAGATAAACTGTCAAGACTAGCATATCTACAACGAGCAAGTATTGATAGTGCTAAGACTAATAAAGGATTTTATAGACCTTCTATAGTAGGTGGTATGTCACCAGAACAACTCATCACGGCAAAGAGATACTTGAAAACCAGAGAGGTCAAAGACTTGATGGGATACCTTGGTCATAACATAAGAAGACAAGTGATGGAACCAGATATGAAAGCAATCGTTGATACTGCTGACTTAACGTTACCAAACCAAGAAGACATGCAGAACCCTAAAGAGATACCTCTATCTAGTGGTAACCAACAACAAATGCTAGACAATAAACAATTACCTGATAACCTAACCGAAGAGTTTATCAAACAACAAGAAGATCCTGCTATGAGGATGTATCTATATAGAAACTTGTTAAGGAGAAGGTCTGAAGAAGAGGCACTACAATCTAGTGGTAACCAACAGCAAATACCTCAAGAGAGTTTCGGTTATATCCCACAAGAGTTGAAGGATACTCCAGAAATGAGTGCTTTAATTAAAGAGTATAATAGATTAGACGTAGAGGGTGCTGTACTCAGTAAACTTACACCCATATTAGATGAAATGGAGAGACTACAAGATATGTGGGAAAGGAAACATGGATCAAATGTGGTAGTACCAAATGAAGATGATACGGTTCCTATGCCTAGTGCGAACCAAGGGTTTACAGTTCCCATGCCTAGTGCGAACCAGTACGAAAAACCAAAGAAAACATTCTTTTAATAGAAAAAGGGAAGGACTTTCATCCCTCCCTTCCCAATAAGTATAATTAAATGATACTTTATGTCATTCTATACTCTAACAGGTCTGCCAGTTCTATTATCTATTTGCTTGAGCATCTTTAGATTACCAAAGTGCCAACAAGTATCAACGTCTTGTTCCATTGTAAAATCAAATGCACGAACTGGCATAATATGTTCCAACTCAAGTTTGCCGTCACATGATTTAATAAACATGTCATTCCAATCTATGTCACAACCATAGTCCTTCTTCCACTGCTTCTCAAACCTATCAATTAGCATTGAGAAGTCACATCCAATCAATTCCTCTATCTTAGTAAGTGTCTTCTCTTTCAATGTAGGTAACACATGGGTGTCCAATCTATGTGTTGTTATCCATTGCTTCAATACATTACCAAAACGATTCTTCAACTGCATCTTTCTCTTCTTATCAGGGTCGTTATACCTATTGCGATGATACAACCTCTGCATCTCCCTATACTGCTCAATGTTATTCTCTCTCCACTCCATCGTTGACTTGTTACTCTTCTCACTATTCTTGTGATAGTAGTCCCTACAATACGATAGATAGCAGTCTTTACATAACTTGCCATAGAACTCATCGTTCCTCTCTACCCCACACTCTTTACACTCTGTTGCCTTTTGCGTTCCCATGTTCTACTCCTTGTAATGGTTACTATAGACTAAAACTTTTATGTCTACAATAGTATTTATATAAATCGGAACTTAGGTAGAGTGTGAATATTATTACACTTTGTTTATCTCCTCTAACGTCTTTAGTATTTCTTGCGTTAGTTTGAGGTTGCGGTCTATCTTCTCTTCAAGAGTCTTCAGTGCTTGCTGTATCTCTTTGAGGTTATTATTAATGCTGTGTATCATGTCTACTCCTTTGTTGACTACTGTTATTTATAAGAAAGGTTGGATAGGACTTAATTAAGTGCCGTCTAATATCAATTTGGAGTAGAACGTTGACGATACTTTATTTCATACCTTTCAAACTGTGCCTACCCAACCTTCACTCTTATTTATACTATTATAACACCTATTACAGTAAAGTAAAGTGTTTATTCTCTTTTTGTTAGTCTTCCCAAGAGAAAGCAGAGGATGCCTATCTGGGGGTCTAGAGGCAAAATGCTCACAACGGTCGTTCCCATAGTTTGACGTTGACTACAGACATGTCCTTGAGTTTTATTTCACCTCTCAATCCATTAACATCTAACCCGTCCATCATTTCATCGAAAGATTCTGCTATATACATGTAATTTATAGGTCCACTACCCATCACATAAAATATCTCATACTCAACTGGGACCAACCCATCCTTGGGTCTTGCTTCAAACTCCCATAGTCCATGTGGATCTTTGAACTCAATCCACTGGTCAACTACTTCCATCTCAAGGTCTGTTAATTGGTCTAATGTTCTGCTCATAGTATTATTTATAGATTCCATTCAACCATTCTACTAACTCGTTTATTGTTTTCTCTCTGTCCTTGCTTATCTTTAATTTAATAAACATTATCTCTCGTAGTATTTCTTCTTCTAGATTCATACCATAACCTCTTCAGGTATATCATTAAAATCATACAACCTACTTTTCGCCATAAAAGGTGCTAATATGTTTTGTTTCTTCCTCTTCAATTTATTATATACAGACATATAATCTTCTCTGTGCCACCTAAACATATCAAAAGATTCTTTTGCTATATCATACACATCATTATATTCTTTGAAGTGTTTATCTGGAAACTCAAAAGTATTCAACTCGTCTAAACTTATAGAACATTTACAATTTTTGTCTTGATTCTTTTTCTTACTAATTACCCTCAAGTTTTTAATGTTATTTATTAAAGACAGTGGTATGCTATTCTTGAACCCTTCTTCAACAGAATACTTATGGTCTATGTGTCTATCATATGTAAAATGGTTGGGCAGTTTAACCTTCCTTAACCACATTGTATAACAACCACAATGAATACGATACTGCTTCTTATTCATCACACTTCCTCCTTCAAGTAATACTTACCACCATCATTAGTAACCAACCCTTTAGTCATCAACGTCAATAGGATGCTATCAAGTTTCTTCTTATCCTTCTTGAGGAATCCCTGCAACTTGCGACTACGGTTCATCATTTGAGCAGTAGTATGGAACCCCTTACCTATAGTAGATATAACTTCATCACGAATCACACCTTCATCGTCCTCAGTAATGTCTTCCATCTTCAATACACCTTGGACATAATAATCCATTAGGTCTTGTGCCTTGTTAAAACAATCAACGTCAATGTATTCTTTCTTATGTATGATTGCCATAATGATTGACAACCTATACCATAGTTGTTTCACCTTCTCCGCTTTGGACTCTCCTAATAGTTCTTGCCATTGAATCATAGTGCTTCTCCACATCACATCAAACTCTTCATTGAACTCCCAATCGTATTTTCTAACCAACCCCTTGTCAATCAAACCCACGATATAATTATTCATCTTCTTGACATAACTCTTGAGGTCACTATAATCATTGCTAAATGGTATGGAGTGGTAATCCTTTTCAACATTATTAAATGCGAATAGAAACCTATCTTGGAAACCATCAAACTTATTCTTCATATAATGACGCATCATATCAGGTTGGATACTTGATAGTAGAGATAGGTAACACTTACCATTGATCTTTCTACTACCACTTACCCTTGCTTGAGTCTCTATGTCACCATTGAAACCACTCTTGAGGTAATCCTTCTCACAACTCGTAGCACCTTTGGAATACTTACCCATAGTTGACATTAAGGAAGTGAACTCATCTTGATATATGAGCATACCATTATTTACCCCTCTCTTTTGATTGTCAACTATGATATCAGTGAATGCTTCTACAGTGAAGTTGTTTACCTTCAATGTGATAGGTTCGTCACCACTTGTTGCTTGTGTGATGGTTGTCTTCTCATAATGAAGCATCGACTCGTCCATCAACTTGAAGATGTGGGACTTACCCACACCTGCGTTGGCAACCAATAGCATATATAAGTTAGGATGTGACTCAAAACCTTGAATCTCACTACTACTTTGTGAAAACATATTGCCTATGACTGATAAGAAGGTAGAATATGCCAATGACTCATCTACTTGATGGCAACGGCAATACTCGTCTAGTGCTTCCCTAATTGGAAGTGGGAAGTTTGATGTTGGGTACTCTTGTATTTTCATTTGTTACTCCTATAATGAATATAAATATGATTGTTATTCCTAATAGGCACAGGTTGTGATGGACTTGTGCCTATTTTTTTATCTACTCATCATCAATTAGTGAGAGAATGAGTTTACTTACTTTATTAAATCCAAGTTCCTCTGCTTTGAGTTTGAACTTGTCCTTCTCCTCTTGTGTTACACGAATTAATATATTCTTGTCCTTGTTTGACTTACATTTGTTACACATAATATTCTCCTTGTTAATGTGTTATGCTTGTATTTATACTAATTGTAATAACAAAACAAGTAAATACAAGTGTTATTTTAATTTATTTTCACTTGAAGGAGATAAGTCCTTGATTTGTAGATACATATGACTAATGTGATTTTTATTACATATGAAATATACACACATATACACAGAAATACACAGACTTGTGTAAGAAGAAAGACCAATAAACATATAGGTTAGAACTAATTTATACACATATACACATATATTATCTATTTTTTATTATTTAATTATTCTTCTTTATTAATTCATTAGTTTACACATATGTGTGTGTGTTGTGTATTTGTGTTAAAACTCATCCGACTCATATATTCATTGAACTTATTCATACACAGGTGGTGTGTTATGTTTTGTGTATGTGTGTATTTCAATTCTAAGACCTATCTCTCCTTCAATGGATACATTATACCAATCTCACCTTCGTGTCCACTCTACCCATCAAATATCAAGTCTAGTGGTTAGTTATAAATAAGACTACAAGGAGATGAATATGAGAGAACCAGAACCACCCAATGAGGAACAAGACCTACTAGACCTACTGGATAATGACGACCTTACACTAAGTAACGCAGTCAAGAAACAAATAAGGGAGGCAGTGGAAGCATGTCTCTACTAGAACAACTGAAGTTTAGAATCGCAGGAAGAGACTTAACCATTCCTCAAATTAAGATAATGGTTGCGTGGATTAAGTTTGAGCAAACTAAAAAAGACACTTGACAAACTGGAATCACAGGGCAGAATGGTATGAACATCTTTTACAGGAGTAGACAAGATGAGAACAACATGGTACGATACTGTGAGAACAATAGAAGAGTTATTTACCAAGCAGTTTGGTGAATCAACTCATGATTACTACGGAGAGGAGCAGTGGGTCACCCTTCCCCCTCAAGCAAGGGATGAGTGGGAAGCATCCTATGATGAGTCGTGTGCATCCTACAACCCCTCTGTGGACTTTGATGCGGTCTTGGATATTATGTTTGAATCAATAGACCTTGAGTATCTAGGACTTGACGAGGTATGGGACACAGAGAACATCGTAGAACTTCGTGCTTTCTTTAAATAAGCACTTGACAACTTGGGTAACCATGCTACAATTACATCAACCATTACTATTGGAGTAGACAAATGGAAAATAAAATGAAGAGTATTGAACAACTTCACAAGAGGTTGTTAGAGGCACAAGAGGTTTGGGACCATTATTATCCCAATAACGAAGTCGATGTGCGTAGTATCAACTCGATATTTCGCAAATATGGTGAAGAGTTCACCATTACGGTTTCCTATTGGGCAGTGAATGGACATGGTGACGAAAACCAATACGAATACACCTACAAGTGGCATAACCTTATCATGACTAAGGAAAGGCATCTTGAATACATCCTTGAGGGTCTCAAGATGGACCAAAAGCATCTCGTCCTGTTACATCAAAAGGATGAACATGTTAATCTCAAGAAAGGAAGGAAGTATGTCTATTTCTCTAGGTATGAACAACCTTCATTTAATAAAGAGGATGTTACTATTGAAAAGAAAATGGTAATGGGAGAAGGATGTCGTATGCCATTTGCTTTGAGAGTTATAAATGAAACCAATGATATGCCAAGACCTATTCAAAACATCTTGGATATCTCACAAGCACTAAAGTAAACCTCCTAGTTCAGAGTAGAGGGTCGTGATTATCCACCCTCTACTCATGCAGTAGTATAAATAAGGATAACAACATCTATATGGAGTAGACTATATGACACCACTTGCTTGGATTGTATTACTTGTCGGTATATGTATCGAACATGAACTCGTTGCTATTAGAAAAGCATTGGAGAAACGTAATGAAGACTGAAAAGATTATTGAACTATTGAGAGATAGAATCAACGAAGAGGAGAAGTACAGAGATGTGCTACTGGAATATGTCCAAGTAAGACACGAAATCAGTGAACTTGAGGATGAACTACCTTCTGATATCAAGGATAAGATATGAATATAGAACTACTACTCAAATATAGGGACGAAGCAGTATCGAAAGGTCTTCCTGTTGAAGAACAAGAACGATATATTAAATGGAAACAGAAGTTCATGGAGTTGGACTACCCTATGCCTGATCTACAAACAGAAGAGGAAATGGAACACCTATTTGAAATGGTCAAGGGAATGATGGAGTTTGAGACAACCTTGTCTCAAGAGGATGAAGATGAGACAGATGTAGAGGAAAATACTACACAAGAAGAATAACTGTCTCAAGGTGTCTCAAGGTGTCTCACCTCCTTTACAAATATCCTTGTGGTCTATAATATTAACTCAACCAATAAGGAGTAGTAATGAGTAAAATGTATTTCTATGCAGACCAAGAAGGTTTGGACTTCAAGATGAAGTATGACCAACCCAATATGGTTATCGTCCACGAATCAACAGAGGATGCTATCTATGAAAGTATTAGAGAGTTCACTAATAAGTATGACGACCATGTTGCCTATATCTTGATTCAAGATGAAGAGGATACTATTGAAGAGATGATAGAAGATCGGGAACTTGATAGAGAAGAACTATTAAAGGATTGGAAGGATGCTACAAATGGTATAACCTTCTATTCATTATTCTATCTTGCCAACCAACAACTCAACCAACTAGGAGTAAAGTAATGAACACTTATGAATACAAGAAACTCTTTGATGCTAAGGATGCTATAAAGAAATCCATTGCTAAAGAGATGTTGAAATTGTAACAAATAACTCAAAACCATTCACCGACCCTTCATTGATCCTTTGATCTTTGAGGGGTTTTTTTATGGTCCAGATTAAATGCGGTATCCTAATATTCTACTAAATGGATAGCATATACACATGCTCCCTTTGCCCCTCCGTTAGTGTTTGTCAAGAACAAATAGCAGAATTGTATCAAAACTGTCTCACATAATACCTTGACAACCCTCACTCCACTGCGTTGCGTTCGGGTAAAGAATAGTCTGTAAACTATTTCAAAACTATTCTAGAACTATTTGGTTCCCCACGCAAACAGATAGTTGTCTCAACTGTCTCAAACTATAAGATTACACTTATTACACCTTGACAAATGGTTTGAACGATTAGGAACAGTTTTAGAACCATTTTATAGAATTATTGATATCATAACTATTCATTTGATATCCAAACCCAATCGTTTTGTAACTATTTCTACAATTCTAACGATAATTATTATGTAATATTACGATGGTTCACAACTGTCTCAGATCGTCTCAACCATTGTAAATAATCCTTGACAAACTACAGAGCACAATCCCTTTCCACTATATGAGAATCGTTTCCCATCATTCTAAAACTGTGTGCGGTAAACAGAACAATTGTAAATATAATTGCAAAACTATTCTACTTGATGATGATGTATAATTGTAACTATAATTACAAATGATTCAGAGACAGTTGTGTATCATTCTATTGACAGCAAGACCATGGGGGGGGATACCACGGGGGTGATTGCGTTTCACTTTCGTGAAATTGTGCCAGTGTGTGTGCCCTAGCACATGCTACTTTTAGATTGCCGTCCCCGATCTATAAATACTACCAAAGGAGTCCCAATGAAATGTTTGAATTATTATTTATTGTTTATGCTTGTGTTTGTATTTGGTTGTGTTTCCAACCCTCCGAAACCAGTCACAAAGATAATTAAAAACATCAAGGAATCGTCTTTAGAAGAATACACCCCATCTGGCAATCTCATACGTTCGGAGAAACATCTTGAGGACAATTCACAGGAGATACCAACATATTACGCACCACCAGAACCAACATTCTTAGAAAAGGTGCGTAACTTCTTTATTAAATATATGGTGGTATTTCTTATCATCTTGTTTCTATGTCCGACAGCAGGAATGATAATCTTCAAGTTTGCTTTGAATCGTAGTAGAACTGTATTGACACAAGTTGTGAAGGGTGTGAAGGATTTCACAGATAAGGACGATGTTGGCAACAAGGAATTATTAAATGAACTGTCAAGAACCATGGACAAGAAGTCCAAAGATGTTGTAAAACGATTAAAGTAGATATATAATAGTATAAATAAGGTTATCAACCCATTACTCGGAGGAGATACAATGGTAGATAGTAATAGAAAGAAGTTTGAAGGATTCTTTGTTAGGAATAGGAGTGAATCGGTATTGTTACTGGTTGCTTACTTTAACTTAAAGAATCCTGATTGGGTAATGACCCAAGAAGACTTGGACTTGTTTTATGATTTACATAAGACTGTAACCCCAATGAAGAATGCTCGTAAGGTAACTGAAGAGAGGGTACAAGAAGAACAAGACAAGCAAGCATCGGTAGAATAGTGGTCATAGATCCATTAAGTCCGAAGGACATCAAGGTAATAGATGATGCTCGTAAGAAGTTTGTCTCTGGTGGTGATACAGTAGAGGATAGAGCATTCCGTAGGTATCAAACGTTTCCAGAGACATTCATTCGTGAGGTAATAGGTATCAATGAGTCCAATGGATTCACCATCACTGAACAGCAGTTAGAGTTGATAGAGAGTGTTGGTAGGTTATCATTTTGTAAGAAGATAAAATGGGACTTTGAGAAGGCAAATAATTTGAATATGTTACCTCGTCCTATCCGTAGGTATTCCCAATATTTGGGTATAACAATAAGGGCAGGTCGTGGAGTAGGAAAGTCTTGTTCATCATCATGGTTAAACTTTTGGTTTCTGTGTACTCATACGAATAGTAAGATACCTTGTGTAGGACCGACTGAGAAGTCCTTGAAGACAATCCTGTGGGCAGAGATGAACATGTGGTTTCGTAAGGTCAATGAGGAGAATGATTTAATATTCCAAGAACCCTTTCGTAGTAAGATAGACATTAGAGCAAGTGAGGTTCGTATGAACGATGACCCTCAATGGGGAGCATTCCAAAGGGTAAGTCCTCGTAATGCTGACGAGGGTATATTGAAGGCAGTCTTGGGTGGTCAACATGCTGATAACATGATGATATTGATAGATGAAGCAAACAGTTTACATGATGCTGTATTTGAACCATTGGAATCAACCATGACAAGTAGATGTAACTTTGTAATAGCATTGTTCAACCCTACTAGACATAATGGATGGGCATATGATAGTCATTATGATATAGAGAAGAGTAAGCACTTCTTGAAGTTACATTGGAGTGGAGAGGATAGTGATATCGTATCTTCTGATTACATACAATCGTTAGCAAAGAAGTATGGTGGTCGTGATAATAACAACTTCCGAGTATCTGTATTAGGAGTACCACCCTCAAGTGAGGACCAGTCTCTTATCTCTTATACATGGGTAGAGAATGCTATTCATAGGGAAGCAATGCCCAACATGATGAATGAGAGAGATGTTGTCTTTGGAGTTGACGTTGCTCGTAGTGGGGGGGATAACACCGTTGTATGTGTCCGTAAGGGTTATGATGTTAGAGAGTTCATCACAGTGAATAAGATAGATAGTATTGATGTAGCAATTGAGATATTAAAGTTAGCAAAGAAGTATGAACCAGAGTATATATGTATTGACTCATTGGGAGTAGGTGCAGGTGTATATGATGCTCTTAGAAGGTCATTCCCTAAAGTATATGCTGTAGAGTTCTCTCGTAGTTCCAAGAAACCTCAATTTAGAGTATTGCGTGATGAGTTATGGTATAGTTTGCGTAATCTGTTTGAAAAACAACCAGTTACGATACCAAACCTAGAACCATTGCGTGTTCAGTTATCCACTGTAAGGTTTGAGGACCAAATGGGGACCATCAAGATAGAAGCAAAGAAGGATATAAAGAAAAGGTTAGGTGGAGAGTCTCCTGACTATGCAGACGCATTAGCAATCTCAATGTATATTGATGACTTAGATAGGAATATCGTAGATGAGTCTGATATAGAAGACCCTTATGATAAATTATTTCGTGAAGGGTTTGATAAACAAATGAGTGACAGAGCATCTTGGATGAGTTCATAAGGAGTAGATATGGCAAAGGAAAGAGCAAAAGGTAATGGTCGTAGGACCAAGAACAAGGTTGTAACACCATCTGGTAAGGAATATATTTACGATAGGGATGAGGATGACAAGAGAAAAGCAAGGGTAGAAGGTAAGGAAGCAATCAATGATATCAATACCAAAGCATTAGAAAAGGGTATTGAACCATTAAAGAGGACAGACCAAGAAAGTAAAAAGAGGATAGGTGATAAGGTAGACGAACTCAAGAAGGTTGAAAAAGCAAAGACAAGGGAGTTGAAGAAGGTAGGTGCTGAATTAAAGAAAGGTAAAACATCCCTCAACGAGAACAAGTTAGAACTAACCCGAGATGAACTCAAAGAAATGGGTATAGAGTTGAAGAGTGAGATAAAGTTTGGAACCTACGCAAAATTGTCTGATGAACAGAAGGCATTATTTGATAAAGAGTTCAGTAGTGCTCTCATGGGTAAGGCAATTAAATTATTAAATAGTTGTTTTGATGAAGATAAGATAGAGAAAGCATCATTAAAGGATTCTGCTATTGCTATGAGTATCCTGATAGACAAAATGAAACTATTAGATGGTAAACCAGAGAAGACAGTAGAGATAAAACATACCCTAACCTCTCTCATACACAAAAACAGTGAAAGTAAGATGACTGACATGAACTTTGACGATGTAATTGATGCCGAGGTAGTGGAAGACAACGAAAATGAAGATGAAGAGTCGTAATATATAAATATGTGTAGTATAATTACCCTTAAAGGACGTAGATATGTTGTATAGAAGCACAAAAGACAAGAGACACACCCACATCGTGTATGTTAGGTCTGTAAAAGAGACTGACATGAATGGTATGGAGACTGAAAAGTTGGAACCAGTCGTAGGAGAAGCAAATGGTCACTCCCATGAAGCAGTATTGAACGGAGATGGCACTGTAGACTTGTTACCATCGGGAAAATCATCACATACTCATGCTATTGAAGCACCAATTGAGTTTAGTGTTGATAAAACAGACGATGATGACCTCACTGAGACTGAAAAGAAGAGTAAGTTCAAGAAATTAGCAGAGGAAGTCATTGAATTAGAGAAGGAGAGTGTCCAGAAGGGTGAAGAGAGTGAAGATTTCTACGCAGGAAAGCAATGGAGTGACTCCGACAAAGCAAAATTAGCAGAGGAAGATAGACCTGCTATTACAATCAACGAGATTGCGAGTAAGGTTGACCTATTATGTGGTTTCCAACGTCAAAATCGTACTGATGTTAGAGCATTCCCTATTGAGAGTGGTGATAATGATGTATCTCAAGTCGCAACTGAGACAGTAAAGAATATTTTGGACACTAACAACTTCCATGTAACTGAAAGTGAGGTATTCAAGGATGAAACATCCGTAGGTAGAGGTATTTACCACCAATATGTAGACTATAACGAGAATATGTTTGGAAAGATATGTGTTGAGAGACTACCATGGAACTCCGCACAGTTTGGACCACATGATAAAGCAGATTTGAGTGACTGTGAGTATATTATCAAGAGTGAGATCATCCCTAAGAAGAAATTGAAGTTGATGTTCCCTAAAAAGAAGGATGATATTGATACTTTATACCATAAGGCAGAGGAAATAGAGTTTGGTAAACGAAATACTACTATAGAGGGTATGGAATATCGTCTAGACGAAGGTAATCTCATGGATATTGTTGATGTTGACAAGCAAATGATTACTGTGAAAGAGATATGGGAGAAGAATTATCTTACAGCATACTCAGTGGTTAGTTATGATGATGTTTTCGTTGACACTGTTAATGATTTGACAGAAAAAGAGATAAAAGCATTGGAAGGTATTGGTATAGAGGTTATCGTAAGGACAATGTTCAACATGAAGGTGACTACATGTGCAGGAGATATCATCTTGGATGAGAAAATAGAGGAACAAGACTTCTTTCCAGTGATTCCAGTATATGCTAAGAGAACATCCAAGGGTCAGTTCTATGGTAAGATAGAGGATGTGAAGGATATTCAACGAGAGATAAACAAAAGACACTCTCAGTCCCTTGATATCGTCAATAGGGTGGCATCCTATGGGTATTTCTATGATGATAAGACCTTTGATACCACAAGAGAAGAGAATCAATGGAAGAGGGACTTATCAAAGGCAGGATGGACAGGTAAAGTTCGTGACATAAACCAAACCCCTATCCAAACACAAGGAACAAGGATGCCAAGTGAGTTGGTAGGTATGCAACAACTAGCAAGTGAGAAGTTGATGACAGTTATGAACATCTCTCCAGAGACTTTAGGGTTTAGTGAGAGAGAAGTATCCTCAGTTGCTATCATAGAGAAGAGAAGGAATGTCCTAACTGCTAATGAGTTCTTGTTTGACAACCTAGCACAAGCAAAGAGACTATTAGCAAAGAATATATTAAAGACTGTTCAAAAGGTTTACTCTAATGATAGACTAATGCGTTTGATTAGTAACCAAAACCCTCAAACTGAAGAGGACCAAGTGAAGATTCAAAAGCAAGAGATGGCAGTAGAAAGATTATTAAATGATAATGGTCTAGAAGAGTTGGATATTGCTATTGAAGTATCTGCTAATAGTCCTACTACTCGTAGTGCTAACTTTTCATTGTTGCTTGAGATGGTCAAATATGGTCTTCCAGTCCCTCCTGACGTTCTTATACAATCTAGTGACCTACCTAACAAGGATGAGATTCTAGGCATGATACAGGCACAAGCACAGGCACAACAACAAGCAGAGCAAAAGAAATACGATACAGAAATACAGAAAACTGTCATTGCCAAGGGTGAAGATGGCGGACAACCTCAAGGGGGAGTCCAAGGTGCTTCGTTGAATCCACAACAACAAATGTTGATGGGTGAGCAAGAATTATAAAAAAACACAACACATAAAATATAATTATTATAAATAAAGTTATGAGAAACCCCATTTATGGAACTCAATCTCCACAGGGATACTCGTTAGAACCCAATTTTACAAAGGAGTTTATATGTCAAATAGGTCAGAAGTAAGGAATGGTAATGATTTTGACCCTCAAGCATTCTTGAATGCAGAGGATACGCAGAGTCCACCCGAACCAAACGAAGATACAGGAGACGAAACGGTAGAGGAAACTACACAAGAGGTTGATGAAATCTCACCAGACGTAGAACAACCTACCACTGAAGTTACAGAACCTTCACAAGAAGGAGACACTGAAATGGAAGAAACTTCAGACGATGTTGAGGCATTGAAGAAGGAGTTAGATAATTACAAAAACAGGTACAGCAATGCCGAGAAACTTATAGGTAAGCATTCTCAAGAGTTGTCCCAGTTGCGTAAGTTTCAACAACAACAACTTCAGAACCAACAACAAAGTCAAACCGAAGAACCAAATGGTGATTTTCTAGATGATTTTGTAAAGAATCCTCAAGAAGCATTATCAAAGGAACTTCAAAAGAGAGATAATGCTATACAACAGCAAAGACAGAAACAAGAGCAATGGGTAAATCAAAATATGCAACATGTATATAACACCGTTCCTAACTTTGATGAACTAAAGGGAGCAATCCTAGGGGTAGGAAAGGAAGATGGTATTGCCGAACCTAGTTTGCAAATGTTACAACAAACTGTTCAAACAGACCCTCTCTTGGCAATTCAATTTGCCAAACGAGCATCCTTGAAAAAAGAGATGGAGAATATCCGAAACAATGGGAAAGAGACTATTAAACAAATTGCTAAGAATAGCAAGAAGACTCCTACTATCAAAGGTAAACAATCTGCTTCTTCTTCCAAGGAAATCACCGACTCTCAACTTAGATCAATGTCTAGGGACGAGATTCAAAAGAGACTTACAGAAATGGGTTTCTATGGAAAATAATACTCAAAAACTAACAAACAAGGAGCAGTAAAATGAGTAAATCACAAGTATCAACCTCGGCAAACGAGGCAGTAAAATTATGGTCAGAGGAACTCTTCCGTGACATGATTATTGAACCATTCTTTGCTAAAATGCAAGGTGGAAGTTCAGCAATCGTTCATACGAAAGAAGACTTTATGGCAAAGAAAGGTGACCGATTGCGTTTTGCAATTCGTAACCGATTGACAGGTGCAGGAGTCACTAATGGTGAAACTCTTCGTGGTAAAGAAGAATCATTGGTATCCAACACTACAGACCTTACTCTTAATGAGTACAGACACGCAGTATCTTACGACTCACTTCTATCAGACCAGAGAGCAATGTTCTCTCTTCCTGAAGAAACTCGTACAGCAATCAAGGATTGGGCAGTAGAAAAAGTAGACGAACTCTTCTTTGATGCTATCAATGCTTCACCTAGTAAGATTGTTTATTCTGGATCGGCAACATCTACTGCGACTATCGCAGACAAGATTACCCCTTCTTTGATTTCTAAACTTCGTGCTATCGCAAAGACTGGAGACAATCGTGCTTTCACTCCTATCAAACCTGTTAAGGTTGATGGTGGAGAATACTATGTTCTCTTGGTTCACCCTCATCAAGCATATGACTTGAAGATTGATTCCACTTTCACACAAGCACAACGAGAAGCACAAGCAAGATCGGAAAAGAATCCTATCTTTACAGGTGCTCTTGGAGTATGGGACAATGTAATCATCAAGGAATCTGAAAGAGTACCAGTCACAGTTGATTGGGGAGCAGGTGGATCTACAGCAGGTGCTAAAGCAGTCCTTCTTGGACAACAATCACTTGTTTGTGGTTATGGAATGCGTCCTCAGATCGTTGAAGACGAGTTCGATTATGGTGCAGAGAAAGGTGTTGCTATCCAATTGATTTTCGGTACAGCAAAACCCGTATTTGACGGAAATGACTATGGTTCAATGGCAGTTTACACTGCTCGTACAGCACTTTAATTCTAGGAGGATAAGAAAATGAGTACAGTAACAACTTTCGTAGACAAGAAACAAGCAGTGGAAATGGAAAAAACCATTCTTGTAAAAGCAGAGAACACTTTGGATTTCTCTGAACTAAATGTTGCCGACCTTGATGTGGTTGAAGCACTTGACATTCCAGCAGGAGCATTCGTGTTCAAGGTTGGTGTTAATGTTTTGACAGCAGAAACTGGTTCGCACACCCTTGGTGACGCAGACGATGCCGATGGGTGGGATACAGTCATTGATACCAGTGCTACTGGTGTCGTTGTAGGTGACGGTGCTTATGCAGCGGGTAAACTTTATACTTCAGCAGATACAATTGATCTCACCATTGGTGCAGACTTGGACTCTGGTAAAGTAAGTGTTTTCGCACTATACGCACAATTAGAAGACCTCTAGGTCAAACATATATAAAAGGGATTGGTGGAGGTTATACTTCTATCAGTCCCTTTTTCTTTATATGAGAACATAATATATAAATACCACTGTAGGACAGGAGCAATACATGAACACATTGATAAATAATAGCACGGATGCAGAAACAGTATACCCATCCTTTTCATTCGAGGCAAATCAACAAGTCGCATTGTTTGCTACAGGACTTAGCACAGGTGAAGTAGTAACTGTGGAGTTTTCAATTGATGGTACTACATGGGAACAACTAATGCAGTATGGTGTTAGTATATCATTAACCTCTGAGAGCAATGCTATTGGCATCTATTGTCCTGCAAGACTAAGAATAGTCAAACCTATAACTGCTAGTGGAGTTAGTGTTGCTATTTCAACTAGAGACACAAACAATTTCTAAGGAAATCCAATGATTGTAGGAAATATAACCCAAGTCCCAACATTTCCAAGTGATTGGACCACACAAGGTGACCTAACTGTAAATGGGGAACTAACTGTAACTGGAGACACTTCAATTATAGGAAACTCATATACCTATGGGGAGACTTACATCGTAGACCCCATCACAGTCGTAAATTACCTATCAGGAGCACCTGTAAGTGGTGTTGCGACCCAATATGCAGGGTTTGAGGTTGATAGGGGTTTATTGACCAATTATCGCATTGTATTTGATGAGAATGATGACCTCTTCAAGATTGGAGAAGTAGGCAGTGAGCAAATAGTTGCCACTAGGACAGATAACATTAGTGATAATGAGATAGTCATTTATGATACAGACACCAAACAACTAAGTGGTAGTGGATACTATGTAAGTTCGTTTGATAGTTTACAAGCACAAATCTCTAGTAATGATACTGATATTTCAACCAATGCAGGGAACATCTCCGCTAATACTGGAGACATATCTACTAACGCAGGGAATATTTCAACCAATGCAGGGAATATTTCAACCAATGCAGGGAACATCTCCACTAACACTGGGAACATCTCCACTAATACTGGAAACATTTCAACCAATGCAGGTAATATCTCAACTAATACTGGGGATATTTCAACCCATGAAACTCGTTTAGACAACATAGAAGATGGAACTACTTTAGATTCTAGATATGTTAATATTACTGGAGATACTATCACAGGTGACCTAACAGTAAATGGAACCTTTAGTGCTACTGGTTTGGGAGATGTTTCTAAGACAGGAACCCCAGTAGACAATCAACTAGCAATCTTCACCGATGCCAATACAGTTGAAGGTGACTCTAGTTTGACCTTTGATGGTTCGATACTATCAGTAAATAATGGTGCTACAAGTTACATAACCCTTGACAGAGATGCCGTTTTGAATATTAGAAGTAGTGCTAATGCGACTATCTTCAAGGCAAGGGTAGGTGGTAGTGGTAATGATAGATTTACCATAAATACAGATGGTAACCTAAAATGGGGTGGAGGGTCAGGTTCTACAGACGTTACTCTTTATCGTGGAGCAGCGAATAGGTTAGTGTGTGGGGATGACCTCCAAGCACAGAGACTTCTTATAGAAGGCACTTCTACTTATGTTGATGTTAGTGGTAACGTTATGCGTTTTACAGACTCAACCAATGGTACAGTTACTCTTACCCAACTATCAAGTGCTATTGACAACTACACAGATGTGAATGGTGATACTTATCTAGGAACACTATCCATCGACTCAACCCAAGCAACTATTGATGCTACGAGTGCTATTACAAGTGTTCAACCAACCGATGAGGTCTTGGTTAGAGATGCTAGTGATAGTAATTATCTAAAAACCGTTGCGTTTAGTGATCTTGGTAAATATACAGATGCTACGGTTGGGGATGGTTCCACTAACCCTATCACAATAACTCACAGTCTTGGAACTAAGGATGTTGTCGTTAGTGTTAGGGATAATACTAGTGATGAGTTGGTTCAAGTATCAACCACAGCAACATCAACCACAGCAATTAGTTTAGACTTTACTACAACACCCACAACCAACCAATATACTGTTAAAGTAATATCGTAATGTCATATGAGTTCAAATCAGATGTTAAAGTTGATGGAGATATAACATCAACAGGTACTATTAGTGGTGCTTTCTATGGGGATGGTTCTGGTTTAACAAACATAGTCCCCACGGACCCAGACGCAATACCAACAACTGATACAAGCACAAGTGGATACACATGGGTTATAAATGAATATGATTTCTCTAGTGAAAGTCAAACTAAGGTTCCTACACAGAAAAGTATAAAAGAATATATAACATATGAAACACTATCACCATCAAGAGCATTTAATTCTGGTGGAAACTTGCGACTTGCGACTATTGATAAATGCGATTTCGCAAGTAATGTAACTGCTGTTGACCATGGAGACTTGACAGTTCCTAGATTCTATAGTAGTGGTAATGGTTGTAGTTCATCAACCCAAGGTTATCAAGTAGGAGGGATTACTACTGGTGGTGTGAATGTTTCAGATATTGACAAGTTCAAGTTCTCATCAAATACAACATCAAGTTCACATGGAGACTTGGTTGGCACTATGATATTTCAAGCATGTGCTTCCTCTAGGACACATGGATTCTCTATTGGGGGTAAAAGACCTGACACTGTTAAAACTGACATTATTGAGAAGTTTGACTTCTCCAGTAACACTACAGCAAGTGACCATGGAGACTTAACCGAAAAACATCTTTACCAAAATGGTCATGAAAGTGACACCCAAGGGTTTTTTAGTGGTGGAGTAAGGGTTAGTACAATCACAAATACTATTGAGAAGTTTGATTTCTCAAGTAACACTACCGCAACAGACCATGGAGATATAGTAAATGCACGTTATATAGGTAGTGGGTGTTCTTCAGAAACTCAAGGGTTTAATATCGCAGGGTATAGAGCAGGTGCTGATACTAAGGACATACATGTGTTTGATTTCGCAAGTAACACAACAGCAAGTAACCATGGAGACTTAGTTACGGCAGTTAGGTATAACTCTACATCATCTTCATTTGAGGAAGGCATCTCTTTCGGTGGTATTAATACCGTAGGAATCACCGATATTGAGAAGTTTGACTTCGCAAGTAACACTACCGCAAGTGACCATGGAGACTTGACAGTTGCAGGGTATGGTTCATCAGGGATGGCAGGATGAGTGATAAAATTAAGTCCGACATAGACGTTAAGGGTGATCTAACCTCAACTGCTAACATCACTGGTCCTTTCCAAGGAGATGGGTCTAATTTAAGTGATGTTGCTGTTGACCCAGACGAATACCTAAATGAAAGCACAACAAATATATCATCATATGGGTTTGTGTCTACTAATGTATTGTTGAGTGAAGAGTCCGATGATTTATTGGTAACCGAGAAAGCAGTTAGGGGATACTTTACATATGTTCCCCCATCACAAGGGTTCTCCAGTGGAGGAAAGTCTGGTGGTTATCATAACCAAATTGACAAGTTTGATTTCGCAAGTAACACCACAGCAACAGACCATGGAGACTTAACACAAGCAAAAGGGGATGCTAGTGGAACCTCCTCTACTACTCAGGGGTTCACTATGGGAGGGCAATTTTCATCATTCAACTCTACTGATATACAAAGGTTTGATTTTGAAAGTAACACTACAGCAAGTGACCATGGAGACTTGGATAGTAATAGGTCATTATTAGGGACTTCTCAATCATCAACTCATGGGTTTACCTCTTGTGGTCTTCAATCATTGACTATAGTTGGAAAGATATCGAAGATGCAGTTTTCTAGCAATACCACAGCAAGTTCTCATGGTAGTGTAGCAACCACTCATTATGGATGTTTTGGATGTTCGTCTTCATCGCAAGGTTTTAGTGGTGGAGGTATTGATGGAGTAGGTGGAGGTAATAACCCTGATATAGACAAATACGACTTCGCAAGCAACACAACAGCAAGTGACCATGGAGATATATCATTAGCAAGGTATAATTTAGTAGGACAATCATCTTTTACACAAGGTTTCTCGTCTGGTGGTAGGATATCGGGAGTAAAACAAAATGCTATAGACAAGTTTGATTTCTCAAGTAACACTACTGCAACAGACCATGGAGACTTGAGTTTAGGGAGAGAACTTCCTGCAAGTCACTCTTCCGACACTCAAGGTTTTACTTCAGGTGGTGAATACTCTAGTAATTCCCACACCAATACTATAGATGCGTTTGATTACTCAAGTAATGTAACCGCAACAGACCATGGTGACTTGACAGTAGCAAGAGAAGGTGTATCGGGGCATGAAGGATGAGTGATATAAACATAAAGTCTGACTTAGAAGTTGATGGAACCATCACTGTTACTGGTATCATTAGTGGTGCTTTCTATGGGGATGGTTCTGGTTTAACAAACGTAACACCGGTATTTAATAATCCCATTTACACCGATACAACTGTTGTTAGTGGAGCAAGTTTTGTTACCAATGATTATTTATTATCAGAAAATAGTGATTCTAATATACCAACCCAATATGCAGTCAAAGCATATGTTGATTTTATAAACAGAAGTAAAGGGTATGCTAGTGCAGGTTACTATACCACATACTCCGACACTATTGACAAGTTTGATTTCTCAAGCAACACAACAGCAAGTGACCATGGAAACTTGACTAGAACTAAGTCAGCACAGAATGGTGGTATTTCATCACTTACTAAAGGTTTCACAGTAGGTTGTTTCCGAGGTAGTTGGTTTGAGGATATGGACTCATGGGACTTCGCAAGTAACACCACAGCAAGTAACCATGGTGATTTGACTGGAGTTAAGAACGCAGGTGCTCCTGCTCAATCATTAGTAAGAGGATACTACGCAGGTGGCACAGATGGAGGAAACCTCAATACTATAGAATCCTTTGATATGACTTCTGCTAGTAATGCAGTGGACCATGGTGATTTGACTTCTACCAATTCGGTCTCTGTAGGACATTCTTCTGCTACAGATGGGTTTAGTAGTGGTGGTAATATAATGGGTGCGTCTACTAATAAATATTCATTTGCTAGTAATGTCACTGCATCAAGTCACGCATCTTTGACTACAACTTCTCTTGATTCAGCAGGGTGTGGTAATGAAAACTACGCATTTATTGTAGGTGGAGATAGGTCGATTGATACCACAATAGACAAATACTTATTCTCGTCTAGTGCTACCGCAACCGACCATGGTGATTTATCCCGATCTATTAAAAGGGGAACAGGTTCATCATCATCTACCCAAGGATTCGTTTCTGGTGGTGATAACTTAAATACAATTGAGAAGTTTGATTTCGCATCAAATGTAACCTCAACTGGACATGGAGGATTGACACTCCTTAGAAGATTCCTAAGCGGTCACCAAGTATAAATAAGATAAGAGGAGAGATATGACTAACGATATTCAATTGACTACAGAGGATAAGTTACTTCCACTATACCCTGTAGGTAAAACAGAAGTTGCTCCCTTGATGGATAAAGCAATCAAGTCTATCTCTGAAATGAACGAAACATTCAAGGTATGGAATCGTAGTCACTCTGATCTCACTTGGAACGCAATGGTTCTTGATGAGGAATCAGAGACAAGGAATCTACGTCAGATTAGTGCTGAAATCAAGAAAAAGAGGGATGCTCTAACAGAGTCACACTTCGCATACAAGAAGAACCTACAAAAGGCAAAGATACTAGAAGCAAAGGCAGAGAAAGAACCTGATATGCTAGAAGCAGAAATGTATGCTATTGAGTCACAAGAACAAAGAGCATATGCTCAGATGAAGCATGAGTCAATCTTAGGAGCAACAAAGGACATTGAGGTATTGAAATCTTCATATGATAAGATAAAATCAAGGATACTAGAAGAACATGGTAAGATAGACGAGGAGGTATTTGAACTTGAAGAGAGAAGATACTGGGTCAAACGAGCAGTAAAACAAAGTATGCAGGACATTAGGGAGAGAGGGCACATATCCAAGGGAGAACAGATGTTGGTTGAGCAAATAGGCATTGAACCTGTAGAGTTACAAAACGATATTGCTAATTATCTTTTATTTATTCAAGAGCAGATTGGTAAGGGTAATACTATAGACCAAGAAGCAAGACAGGACTTCTTTGAGCAGATGGCAAACAAATATGAAGCAAAAGTAACCAAGAAACTATTGCCTATGGGGACTGACACCAACCACCTTTATATTACGGAGAACTGATATGATAGTTGAATATAAGATGAATATGTCTGAAAGAGGATATATGATTGTCCCACCTTGGGTTGAGAATTGTGGTTATTTCTTTGATGATGTAAAGAAGACATATATAGGTTTCGTTTCATCCGAAGCAAACCGAGAGTTCTATGTTCCCGATACTATAACATACTTGACCATAGAAGAAGTGAAACAACGTGTTTATGATATCCCTATGAGGAATGAGGAAGGTGGATGGTTATCAAAAGCAGAGAAAGATGTTATTGTCCAGACTACCATAGATGCTAATGACTTAGGATAGTACAATGGGTGATAATAACAATAATAATAACGAATACTATGAACTAGAGAGAAGACTCAAGACGTTCATTGACGATGCCCTTGTCCAATTTTCCCAAAACTTAATACTAGATTTCAAGAATATGCTTCTTGAGCATGATAAAGAGTTGGCAAAGATTCTAAGTGAACAAGATAAAGTCATTCTATTGGTAAAGAAAGATGTTGAGTCCCTACAGCATGATATAAAGGAAAACGAAGAGAAAATGGACGAGTTTAAGAAGGAGACAAGAGAGAAGATCTCAACCCTAGTCGCAGACGATAATAAACTCAAAGGAGCAGGTGCTCTAGGTAAATGGTTAGCAGGAAGTGGTATTATAGGTGGTATAATCACTTTAGTAGCAATAGCAGTCAAGTTCTTCTCAGGAGTATAACATGCCAATATTTTCACAATCCCACACAACATCATGGATAATGACAGAACAGGATATTATCCACAGAGCACTCCGTATTTGCGGTGCTATTGGCACTGGAGACTCTCCTAATAGCAATGAGTATAGTGACTCTAGGATGGCACTGAATGGGGTAATTCAAGGTCTTATCAACGATGGTAGTGGTGTCTTCAAGAGAGAGTGGGTTACCCAATCATTCAACCCTCTAAGTAAAGTTGTAGGTTCTGATGGGTTTTCTTACTATTGCGTGAAACCACATAACTCTAGTTCACTCAATGAACCTGTAGTTGGTACTGAACACCAAGAATATTGGGATAATGGAGAATCAACAGAAACACCATGGGTTAGTGGTGGAGCATACACTTCAAGTAACCAATTCACCTACACCAACGACATTATTGACATCGAAAAGATGTTTGTTAGAGACAATGGATATGATTACAACGTGACTAAGATTAGTTTGGATGAGTTCTTCGCATTAGGGTCTAAGTCTTCTTATACGACTACATATCCTACCCAATTTTCAGTTGAGAATAAACTCAACAATAGTATTGTCCATATGTATCCTGTGCCTATTGTGAATGAAGATGTTCAAGTTCACATGCTAGTCACCAAAAGATACTTTGATAGTGATAACGCAAGTGAGAATGTTGACTTCCCTACCGAGTGGTTAGAAGCAATGGTTTACTTGTTGGCATCTAGATTATCTGATGAATATCACTTAGACCTCTCAGAACGAGGATATATAACTAATAAAGCAGAAGAATTGAAAAGGAGAGCAGAGGGTAAGGACAGTAGGGACTTTTCCAGTTCTTTTGTATCTCCTACTTACAATTATTACCAGAGGTAGACCATGGCATATACGCAAATAACACAGTTACTAGTCCCATATATCCATAATGGTCAACCCCTTATTGGTGGTTCAGCAGAGTTCTATGTAACTGGAACAACAACCCCTTATGTGGTGTATGCTGACAATCAAGGTAATGGTGGTGCTTCTACTAGGACATTTGAGTCTGATGGCACGGTTCTAGCATATAGTGATGGCACTTCAGATATTAAAATAATAATTAGAGATTCCGATGGTGCTCAATTACAATCATACGATGGGTTATTCTACGATAGGGTTGGAGAACTATCTGGTAAGTTGGATAAGACTGGTGGCACTATGTCAGGTGACATTAATATGGGTTCCAACGATATTACCAATGGTGGTGATATTACAGTTGGGGATGACAAACACTTCATAGCAGACCACAGTGGTAGTGTAGCAAGTATTCACCCAGATGATGCTCTATATATTGCTACCGCAACTGGTAACAACTCACTTAGAGGTGGTAGTTCTCTTGGTATATTTGACGATGGCAATGTAGCACTTACTATCACAGAATCTGATGTGGTTTCCACAGGTGATGTTACCATATCCTCCCTAACAGGTAATACAGGAGAAGTATTGACCTTGGATGCTAGTGGTAAGATACTAGCAGGGGGAACATCCCTTTCAAGTATCAATAGTTCTATTTCAACCAATGCAGGGAACATATCTACTAACACTGGGGATATCTCAACCAATGCAGGTAATATCGCATTGAAAGTGTCTAAAGCAGGTGATACTATGTCAGGTGCTCTTGACATGGACCTAAATGAGATACAACAATGTGCTATTGTAGAAACCATTGGTTTGTATATAACAAATAGTGGTGGCACTTCAACACAATGGTTTCTCAATGATGAGACAGGGACTTTTGAGATTAGTGATAATCTTTCTGTAAGACAGTTCTCAATAGGCACAGATGTTAGTGTTGAGAGCAAGAAGATAACCAACGTAACAACTGGTGTAGACCCTAATGACGCAGTGAATGTATCTCAACTTAGTAACTATGTCGCAACTTCAACCAAACAAAACACAATCACAGATGATGATAGCAAGATTCCTTCAAGTGGTGCTGTTGTTGACTACGCAGTCCCTCTATCGTCCAAACAAAACACAATCACAGATGATGATAGCAAGGTTCCTTCAAGTGGTGCTGTTGTTGACTATGTTAGTGGAATATCAAGTGGGACTTCTCTATCAAACGTTTATGTAGACGATGATATCTCCACCACTGCTACTTCCAATGTGTTCACAGTGAGTGCTACAGGGGTTGGAGATTCCACAAAGGGAGCAAGGGTTACATTGGATATATCAACCGAATGGTCAAATAACTTTGTAATAAATACAATAGAGTTGACAAGACCAGTTGGAAGTTCAACGTTCTACTATACCAATCTATGCTTTAGTGGACATAATGTATCACTTGGACCTCAACAATCTATTAGGAATACAGGTTCCAATAACTTTGCCTCTTCAACTGCTTTCGCAGCGATAGGTGGTTATACCTCTACTGATTATTCCTACGATGTAAAGGCACTCGTAACCACAAATGCTATTCAATTTGATGTTGTTGCTGTAGGTGGAACTCCTGCTAGTTGGTCACAACAATTATGTACAAGCAAGGTGGAGATTTTCTCATGAGTGAAGCAACCAAGTTGGAATTGACAGGACTCACCTCCTATGGAGATGATGTATCTCGTATTAACTCAAGTGATAAGGTAACTAACTTGTTTCTTGATAATGCAGGTTATCTCAGAAGTAGGGGAGGATTGTCTGTTATATCCACAAGTGGTGTTTCTCTTCCAACCTCTAACGTTGATGGATTATTCTATTGGGTATCTAAAGACCTTACCATGATTGTATGCGGTGGTTCCCTATACGAAATGAATGAGAACAACGTCATCACTCTAATAGGAACAGGTCTAGAAACCAACGAGAGAGCATCCTTTGCTGTTGTTAGAACAAGCACAGGGGTAGAGTCCTTGGCAGTTGCTAATGGTGGTGATATTTACATATATGACCCTGTTAATGCCACTTGGACTAATACATACACTACAGATAATGATGCTCCTAGAGGGGTGAAGAAGATTGTATTCCTTACAGGTTTTCTAGTAGCAGTACCAAGTAATAGTAATAGGTTCTTCTTCTCTCAAGTAGGTGACCCTGAAGATTGGAGTGCTTTGGACTTTGCTAGTGCTGAAGCAAATGCCGATATTATTGAGAATATGTCAGTCAAAGGGTTCTATTTGTATCTATTTGGCACTAATACAATTGAAATATGGTATAACGATGGAAATACACCCTTCATTAGACTTGATGGTGGATTGGTAGAGAATGGCACAGCATCACCCTTTTCAGTATCAGTAGTTGAAGACCAACTCATGTTCCTTGACAATAAACGAAGAATATGCGTGGTAGAAGGGCAATCAGCATACAAGGTGATATCATCGTCCATTGATAGATTCCTTCAATCTCTAGATAGTGTAGAGGACGCATATGCGTATCCTATTCAACACCAAGGACGAGTATTCTATAGTCTTAACTTCCCAACAGCAAGTAGGAGTGAATGGGATGGTTCAAGTGCGACTGGAATAACATTTATTTATGACATGTATAACCAACAGTTCTTTGAATGGGCAGAATGGTCAACAACTAACTCAGAGTTTAGTCAATTCCCTGTAAACGCAGAATGTTATGCTTCTCTACAACAAAGACAAATATTAGGTAAGAATGAAGAAGGTAAACTATACGAACTTGCCCAAACTGTATATCAAGATGAAGGAAACCCATTGAGAATCATGTGGCAGAGTGGTTTCTTAGACTTTGGTGCTTTACAAAAGAAGAGATTGCGAAAGATGAGATGGAGAATGACTAGTGGATTTGACCCTGTAGCATCAACTGTGGTGTTCAACTATAGAGTAGATGGACAATCAGAGTGGGATTCCTCTAGAGAAACCTCACTAACAACTGGTGGGTCTTCATTGAATCAATTCCATACACAGATAAATAACTTAAGAATTGCTAGGGTATATCAATTTCAAATAGTTGGTTCCAATGCTTCTCCTTATTGTTTAGGGGATGTAACACTTGAACTTGACATTATGACGAGTTAGTATGCCAAACCTACCTCCAGTACCTAATACCATCTCCAATCCCATCGAGAAGCAATTTCTTGAGAGGATGAGACAATCTATTGAGGGTCTAAGCACTGAATCAGAAGATATTAGTGGTGGTGGTCCTCCTTATGTATCAATTAGTGGTGATACCATGGTTGGTCCTTTGGTATTGGACAACCTATCAGGTAATAGTGATAACCTACTAGCAGTTGATGCTACAGGGGAAATCAAGATAAGTGGTAAGGTTGCCAATGATATCTCTTCTAATACCTCACTGATAGATGGAAACACCTCTAGAATTGAAGCACTTGAAGCATTCGGAGATAATGGTTACACAAATACAAAACTGGTGCTTTACATAGCAAGTCTTGCTGAAAGGAGTTCTATCGTAGGTTCCCCACCAACATCAATAATATATAGTGATTATGAGGGAATAACAGCACATTCTAAGGCAGTAACATATACAAGTGGACAACCTACTCTAGTTGTTGAAACTTTTGAGTATAATGGTGATACATGGACAACAACCAAGACTATAACCTATAGTAGTGGGGTTCCTACTAATACAACCTTTGATGTTACCATAACCTAATTAAAAACTATAAATAGATAGAGAGAACAATAAGGAGTTACTATAATGGCACTAAAAATATCACCAAAATATCAGACAGGTGGTGAAGAGTTTGATCACTTGCATCTAAGGACTGCTGTAAATACTTCTCCAGAGAATGATGAGAGTCCATTCAGTGTGACTGCTACATTTCGTTCGTACAAGAAGAATGACGATCAGAAACTCTTTGCACCAACTGATAAGGTTGGACTTGTCAAGATTAATGTCCCAGACATCGAAAAGAAGGCAATGGAGTGGGTAACAGCAGGTCGATTAGAAGATGCCCAGTTGCTGTCAGATGCCATGGAGAAGTACCAGATGGCACTTGCTCTGTTCATTGAAGATGCTTATCCAAACTTGACTGTGGATGTTGTGTAATGAGTTTC